GCGTACCCCGCCAAGGTTGCGGCCAAAAATCCCCCGATCAGCATGCCGACAATCAACCAATAAACCGCAATCACTTGTCGGCTTTGGTTTCGAGGCGCTCAAACACGCGCTCGAGTAGGCGATCGGTTTTGTTGCCCTGCTCCACGATCAACCGTTTCAGGTCGTCGATGTCGTCTTTGTAGTCATCCTTGAGGACAAACTTTTGCGGCATGTCGACCTGACACAGGTTGATCTTGTCGTTGAGCTTGCTCAGATCATCATTTAGTCGGATCAGAAACCAGCCGAGGCCGGCCACCACGATGCCGATCAGGGTTAGGATCAGGTCCGACAGATTCATGTCACAGCATCTCAAGCTCAGCTTTGGAGAAACCAAACCGGGTGATGGTCGACAGATCTTCGACTTCAACCCAAACTGGATCGATCGGGTCGCCGTCATAGTCCGGCTGACCGTAGTTTTCTGGATATGCAGCTTGATCCACGCGCATGGTCATGGAGCCCTTGAGGCGTTCGATAAAATCACGATAGGCCTCGGTGCCGGCCAAGGCTTCCAGATCAGTGCGCGTATTGATGACAGATTTCAATTCCATGGTGTTTTTCCATCCATTGCAAAAGGTTGCGGGCGTCGGCCCATTTCACATGCCCTGACCAGCTGGCCAGAAAGCGGTTGAGCGATTCGGCGTCGTTGTAGCGAATAAACTTTGCGACCTTGCGCTTGGCGCGGGTCACGCTGTCTTTGCGCAACAGCTTGTGCGTCGGCCAGATCCGGTATCCGAGAAAATTGATCCCGCGAGAGACGGGCGCGGCCTGCCATTTGCTGATCCGCAGCTTGAGGCGTTCGGCAGAAAAGGCCTCGATGCGCTCGAAGCTCTCGCGCAGTTGTTCGAGGTCATCGCCGAGCACAATCAAGTCGTCCATGTACCGCGCCCAATGCCGGTGCCCCAGCTCAAAATGGACAAAGCGGTCGAGTTCGTTGCCGTAGACGTTGGCAAATAGCTGTGAGGTCAGGCTGCCGATCGGGATGCCGGTGCCAGTGGGCGGGATGATTTCGCGCAGGATCTTGAGCGTTGCCGCACAGCGCACCTTGCGCTCGATGATTTCGTGCAGCACGGCGCGATCCACGCTTGGAAAGTATTTGCTGAAATCCGTCTTGAGAAAGTAGCGCGCGCCGGTCTTGCGCAATAGCGATTGAATGTGGCGCACGCCGGCATGGGTGCCTAGACCGTCGCGGCATGCGAAGGTATAGGGCAAAAGGCCGGCCTCAAAAATGGGCGCGACCACGTTGCAGGTGGCGTGCTGCACCAAACGATCTTTGAAATCGAGCGCCGAAATCAAGCGCGGTTTTGGCTCAAAAATTGTGAAGGTCCGATACTCGCCAATTTGATAGGCATCGGCCTCGAGCTCAGCTTGCAGCAACAACAAGTTGGCTTCGGTGTATTCCTTAAACTCTAAATAACCCCAGCTCATGCGTTTGCCGCGCGCCGTTTTGGTGTAGGCATTGCGCAGGTTGTCGATCGTGGTGATGCGCTGAATCAGATTTCGGTGTTTTTTCCCCATAAAAAAGCCGGCCCCGCCTTTCGATGTTGCACTACTCGGCGTTTTGCCGGACCCCGTTGCGTTTTTCCCGAGGGAGGACAAGCCCGGCTGACCACACATGGGTTGGTCGGCTTGCTGGGCCGTAGCGCCAGCAAAGCGATAGACTCGTGGTGTAGACACAGACGAAGCGCGAACCGATGTTGTTGTTCGAGTTCGAGGCTGCGTTGTTCCAGTTCGAGCAACGTGAACCGGAGTTCGACCCGTTGTTCCAGTTGCCGCCCAGAAGCGCCGCATTACGACCCAGGCTGCCCCTGCATTTTCCGGCGCTTTACCCAGGCATGGACCATCGCCCCCACTTCCGCCACCAGCACTTGGCTGGTTTGGAGTTGGTGACGCGTCATGCACCGGATTTGCACCAGAAAGCGCATCCAGTAGCGCAGCTGCGCGAGGCCCGCGTCGGCTGCGTAAATCTTCGAGATTTGATTCGATTTGCCCGCTTGAAAAAACAGATCCGGCTGACCCAACAGGCATTGCAAAAACATGTCGCGCGCGACGCCGTGCTTGCGCGGCATCGATTGTGCGATCGGGTACAAATAGGCGATCACCCGTTCGTACTTTTCGACAATGGCCATTTGATCGTAGCACTTGGTGGCCTCTTCAATCGGCTTCACGGGCGCTTCCGCGCCCTATCAGGCAAGTTGCAGGTGGTCACAGACGAAGCGCGAACCGCCGCGGCTGTACGAGTCCGAGGCCGCGCCGAGCCAGTTCGAGCAACGGGAACCGGCGTTCGACCCGTCGATCCAGCCGCCGCCCAGACGCGCCGCATTCGGCGCGTTGTATTCGCTGCCGCGGCTTTCGGTGTTGGCGTTCCAGCTTGCGCCGGCGTAAGGACCGCCACGATCGCGTGCCCAGATCCACATGCACCCGCTAGCATGGAAGCATCCCCATTTCGAGGTGTAGGTCGCATCGCCGGACGCGACTGCGGTGCTGACCGGATCGGACCCGATCGAGCTTGCCTCGGTGGTGCCGTAGGCCAACGCCATAAATTCCTGCTGGGTTGGGCAACGCTTTCCAAACGCGGTCGCCAGCTCCATCGCTTCAAACCAAGTGTAAGAGCCATAGGTGGTCGAGCCGTTGCCGCCGAACATGGTCGGCACCTTGGGCGGGCTGGAACCGTCGGCGATGGTGACGTTGTACTTGCTCGAACCGTTGGTGATGGCATCGACCCCGGTGAGATAGATGTCGGCCCAGAATCCGCCACCCACAAGCGTCATGCCGCGCGGGTCGGCCGCCGATGGGCGCCATTTCAGATCCCACAGGCTGTATTCGTTGATCGCGGCCGTGGTGTTGCCGCCGCTGGTGCCGGTTGCGTTCTCGCCGGGTGCGTAATGGAACCCGCCGATCTTGCGGCTGTTGCTGGTGCTGTATCCGCTCGGTGCGCTGAAATTGCTGTCGGCGCGCAGGCTGGCGTCGTCGCAGACATAAATTACGTAATCGGTCCCGGCGCTGAGGCTGGGCATGGTCACGCTGGTGGCGCTGGCAAACTCTTGCACCGTTCCGTCGCGGCGCCAGACCTTGGTGCCCGCCTTGATCTGCAACGTGCTGTTGCCGGTTTTGGTAAAGACCACGCTGCCGCTGTCGGCTTTGTAAAACAAGCCATCGCTGTCGCCAGTGCCGCCGATCGGTGCGCCGGTACTGAGCGTGATCACTTCCACCCATGCGCTGTTGGCGGCATTGCGCACCTTGAGCACGTCGTTGGCGGTGTCCGCCCACCACTGAAACGCGAAGGTGGTGCTCGGTGCCGTCGCGCCGCTGGAATTGGAAACCAAAGCCACCAAGGCGTTGTTGGCGTCGGCGCGGAAGGTTGCGCCGTCGGCGTTGGCAAGATTCATGTCATGTTGGCTCATGGTTTTCTCCCTATGCGAGTTCTTCGGCGGTCACGGCGAGCTCCGAGACGCGGATGTTGTAGGCCGTGTCGGAAACCGACAGATCGGCACGGAATTGGAATGCGCGGTGGTTGTATTCGTTGACGGTCAACAGCTCCCAGCCCGACCACGTTGGGCTGCCGCTTGGATCGTCATCGGTGTGGCGGACGTAGACCTTGCAATCGCCGGTCGCGCCATCGGCACCATCGAAATCGGCCCAGGTATCGATCAAGGTGCTGCGCGCGTCGATGGTGTTGAGCGGCTGCGCCAACAGCGAGCTCACTTGCCGGCGCAGGCGCATGCGCTTGACGCTGCCGGCGTCGATGCCCGCGGCGAAGGTGTAGCTGCCGCCGGTATCCACCCCGCCCGGCCCCACGTCGAAGTTGCTGAGGCTGTCGACATCGGCCCAGCTGTCGATGTCGTCATTGCCCTGCAAGCGCAAGGTCGAATCGACCACCACGGTGTCGTCGTGCGTGCCTAAAAACAGCGGGTGCGCTTGCACAGTGCCGACCGTCGAAAACGCCTGCACGGTTGCGGCGTCGGTGCTGACGCTGCTGCTGTCGGACATGATGCCGCTGGAATCCAGCGCACGGATCAGATAGGTGCCTTCGAGCAACGGCAGAATCGCGACCGTGGCAGTGCCAGCCAAGGCTTTGCCGAGGCTGACCGAGTTGGCCCACGTTGCCCCGCTCAGCGCCGAGGAATGGCGCACCTCGATGCGGCCGCCGATGCGCACGTCGAGGTCTGGCGATTGATCCCATGTGAGCACGGCAAGGCTCGACACCGCTTGCAAGGCGACATTGCTCGGCGCCGTAGGCTTTGCCGCAAGACCGAAAATTTCCTGTTCAGTCGTCGACCAGCTGCTTGAGGTGCCGACGGAATTGATCGCCTTGACGCGGAAATCGTAGCGTCCCGGCGTGATGTCGAAGATTTCAAACCGGGTGTCCGTGGTGACCCCCGCGACGCGGAAGCTCGCCTCGCTTTGCAGGCGATATTGCACCTGATAATCGCGCACGAAAATGTCACGTGCCGCGGCCCATGCCAGGTCGACTTTTGCTTTCACCCCGGCGCCCGACTTGGTGATGTACAGCGACTCGATCACGCTGGGTGCGCCCGGCGCGGCGACTGTGAGCATGTTGGGCAAGTTGGTGTTGGGGGTCGCATCCGAAACCGGAATGCTGCCGAAGTCGTACACCGTCTCGTCGTACTCGAGCGCGGTGACACGCACCTCGTCGTTGTTTTGCAGCGCCATGCGCAGCACGCGGAATTTTTTAGCAGACCAGCCCGGCGTGCTGTGGGTGATGGTGATCACGTCGCCGACTTCGCAACGGATACCGGCCACCGTCGCGGTAAATTCGGTCAGGATTTGCTGGCGCGACTGATTGAGGTTGATGGTCGCGATCTGCTTGGCGGTCGCCTCATCGCTGGTGAACGGCAAGGAAATCTCGCGCTCAAGCAACAAGCCATTGTCGAGGCTGCGCAGTCCGGCGCTGTCGATGGTTGCAATGTCCGGTTGCCAGCTGCGTTCTGGATTGAAGAAGTTGGCGCGGATGCGGTTGTAGGTGTTGGTCTTATCGCCGAGCGAAATCGTCCATGCGCCCAGCACGTTGTCCTCGGTGAAGGCGAAACCCGCGGCCTCGGGCTTGTCGATCACCAAACGATACTTGCCGCCGGTGAACACCAGCATGCCGCGGCAGGCGGTGAGCATTTCGCGGATCACCTCAAGGCTGGTGCTTGAGGTGTCGACCACGCCGTTGAGGGTGTAACGCTTCGCGCTGGTGCCGCCCTTGTACACCAGCTCATCGCAGTAATTTGCGGCGGCAATGAAGCTCGCCTCGTCGATCATACTGGTCGGAATAGCCCGACCATAGCGCCCATTGGTGAGGTAATCGCGCACGCACAATGCCGGGTTGTCCGACCATGCCGTGCTCGCGCTGCGCGGGTCATAGACCTCGACCCCGCGCACGTCGGCGGTGATCTGCGGAATGCCGCCGGCGAATGCGTCCTGGTCATATTTGAGACGGACATAAACATAGGCCGTGCCGCGCAAACGATGATTGCTGGTCCAGCTCGCCAAGCGGTTGTCGAGATTGGTGTCGACCAGCTGATCGTCTGCGCCGGTGTGCAGAGTCCATTCAACAAGGCCCGAGAATTTGCTGAGCGTGCTGGCCTCTTCGTTGAGGTACAGCGCGGTGACGCCGTCCACCTCGCCTTCCGACAACACCAAAACCAAGTGCAGGTATTCATTGTCAGTGCCCGAAGATTCGATGAACACGCGGATGCCGCCGACCCGGCGCACGCCATACACCACCGGGATCGGCTCGCTCGACCCGACAATGTTTTGCAGAATGCCGCGATCGCCAAGCGCGGTGGAATAATCCGGCAGCTTTGGCTTTTCACCAAACAGCGAGGTCGCAAGGCTGGACCCGACCATCGAGCCCACAGCGCGACCGACGGCCATGCCGACGATGAAGCCCGAGGCGCCGATCATGGTGCCGGCCAACACGGTGCTGGCGACATAGCCGCCGGCAAACGATCCGGCGATGGCGCCAATGATGGGTGCGGCGGCGCCCATTAGAAAAAGCTCCAGAATCGGGCGTGGCTGAATTGCTCGATGGGATAGCGCACAAAGCCCTCGCCCTCATGCAACGACACCACATGGCGGCCGGTGATGATGTGCACGCGGTCAAACGCGTCATCCTCGACCACCGCGAGGTCGCCCTGTCGAATTTCGGAATACTCGAGCTCGACCCAGCCGAGTTCGGCCAAGCCCTGACACCAGCGCGGCATGGTTTTGGCGTACTTGATCGCGCCGCGCGCGTCACAGTAGCTGCCGCGGGTGGTGCTCAAATAGTTGGTGCCGCACAGAAAATCGACCCAGGTCAGGCCGAGCGTGTTGCAGTCATTCCGCCCCCACGCGAAATCGTGGTCGCGCGCCTGGTTCAAAATCTGCACCAAATACAATTCTTCGGCGGGCGTCATGTCCGCCCCCATCGAATTTCCTTGACCACTTCGCTGGAAAACTCAAAGCCCAGATCGCCGGGAAACCACACTTGCTGCTCGGCGTGATTGGTGTGCCGGCCCGGCCGGCGCTCGAAGTCGACCCAATGCGAGGTCGCGCTGATCGCGATGGTGCAGCTGCCCTCGTCCGGGTTTTCGTTGATCACCGGCTGATTGAGGCGGCCGGAGAAAATCAGCAACGGATCGCTGACCACACCCATGCCGGCATCGAGGAAGGCTTTGTACAAATTCACTGGTCGATCGAGGTAGGTCTCGGACAAGAACAGCGCGACGTAGGCCTGATCGACCCCGCTCAGCGTGCCGGTCATCGAGGTCACCTCGACTTCGCTCGATTCTTCGATGTCGGAGAACGCGAGAAAGTGGCCCATCGCTTGGTAGGTGTTGCTGCCCCATGTGATCGCGCGATCGGCGTCGGTGAGGTAGGTGGTTTCGCTGTCGAACACCAGCTCGAGCAAGTGCACCGGCCGGTTGGCGCTGGCCTCGGCTTGCGCGATCCATGCCGCGGTGGCGCTGCGGTCGGCCATTACGGCACCTCGATCAGTGCAACTTGGAAGGCGTAGACCGCCGGTGCGCCGGTCTGGTATTCGTTGACATCGGCGCCCAGCGCACAGGTGAACGCGACATCGGTGTAGCTGACCGCTTCACCACTGGCGACTGCGCTCAACAGCGGCGGCTCGATGCTCAGGCTGGTAGTCGCGTCGGCGGTGAGCATGTAGACCTTGGCGTGGCCGGCAAACTTCACAAAGTCGCCCGCCTTGAGCGTGCCGGTCAGGCCGGTGATCGCAACCGTCGAAGCGCCCGCGGCGGCACCACCATCGGCGGTGACGCTGCCGGAAACCGTGCCGCGGCTGCTGCTGACCGTGTGCGGTACAAAACTGAACGTGCCAAATTGGCCTTGCTGCGCGACGCAGTGCGCGAAGATGGGCGCAAATTCAGCGCGCGTCATGGGCGGAAATTGCAGCTCAAAGCTCCAGCGCTGCACGCCGCGCGTGCGCACTTGACGTTTCAGCGAATGCGCGGTGGACACCAGCGTGGGCTGGTGGCTGCCGACCTTGATCGAGCTGGGTGCGGGTGAAGCGGGAAACGTGCCGGCCATGATTTACCCCAGCGGGCCGCGGGCGCCGCGGCGGTTGAAGGCCTCTTGCACCATGCCGACGATGTTGGCCCGATTGGCCAACAAGAATCCGACCCCGGTTTGGGTGTCGACGGCGGTGAGGTTGAAGTTCACCGTCACCGCACCGGCGCTGGCGCCGTTCGGAACAATGGTGCCGGCCTGATCCGGCACAAACAGCTCGGGTCCGTTTTCGCCCACGATCGAGGTCCGGCCCAACGGCGGACGGCCGCCGGTGGCAAAGCCAAACATCGAACCAATCGAAGAAAAGTCGAGGCTGCCGATTGCGCTCGACAAGCCGCTGGCAATCGGGCGTGCGATGTTCATGCGGATCATTTCGGTCGCGACCGCGCGCAAGACACCCATCGCCATGTCGCCGAAACTGCGCATCTGCCCTTCGGCGCCAATCAGCGCGTCGGTGATGCTCGACTCCAAACGCAGCGCGCTGTCTTGTGCCGCTTTCTTGATTGCCTCGAACGTGCTTTGGCTGGTGTCTTTGAGCTCCTTGGTTTTGTCCTTGGTTTCACTCAGCGCCAGCACGTTTTCGTGGTGCGCCTTGTTCAACTCGCGGATCATCGCCAGGGCGTTTTCGTCGGTGATCAGGCCCGCTTGGCGCGCTTCCTGCACCGAGCGCAGCGCGGCCTCATAGTCGCGTTGCAGCTTAAGCGCCGGGCGCACGCTTTCTTCGGTCTTGCGGAAAGCCGCGGCAATCTTCGCTTCATCCTTGCGCGGGTCGCCGACGATCGGTAGCGTTGGCATCATCACCTGCGGCGTGCTGCCGGTTGGCGTGCTCCACAGTCGCGCTTGCAATTCTTCAAAGCGTTTTTCCAGCGGGATGAGTTGCGCTTCGACATCCTTGCGGAAGCGGTCGCCTTCATCCTTGCCGGCAATCGAGGCGCGCATGCTGGCGATTTGTTCGCCCAAGCGATTCGACTCGGCCACCAGCTGATCGGTGGTGAGGCTTTGCACTTCCTTGTAGCGACTCAAAAACAGATTCAAATCTTTCGCTGCGTTGGCGATGCCTTGCGACAGCGTGGTCCACAGTGGCGCGGTTTCCACCAGCGCAGTGTTCAGGTTGGTGCCGATCACCCGCGCCATGATGTCAAACTGGTCGTTGATCTTTTCCGCGTTCTTGAGCGTGTCCTCGGACATGACGATCCCGAGGCGGCGCGCCTCTTCGCGCATCGCCTCCATCGCGGCCTTGCCGTCGCCCAACATTTGCAGCATGGCCACGCCTTCGGCGTCGAACAGCTTGAACGCAAGGCGCACCCGATCGGCCGGGCTCTCGATCTTCTTGAAGGCTTCGGCAACATCACCGAGGAGCTGCTCGGCTGGGCGCAGTTGGCCTTGGCTGTCGGTCAGCTGGATGCCGAGCGTGCGCAGTGCGTCTTTGGCTTCGCCGGTGCCAATCGCGGCTTCGGCGCTGCGGCGGGTGAAACGCTGCATCGCCATGTTGAAGGTTTCGGTGCGGATGCCGGCTTGGGTCGCGGCAAACTGTAATTCCTGCAAGGCTTGGGCATTGATGCCGATTCGCTTGGAAAACTTGGCGATCTCATCGCCCGCTTGCGCGGCCGACTTCACCAGGTAGGTGAACCCCGACACGGCAATCGCGCCGCGCAGCGAGGTCATGGTGCGTCTGAGCCCATCCAGATTTTTGCGCACCGAGCGAAACGCCTGTTGGGTTTTGTCCTCGGCACGGATGGGAAAAACGACTTCACGCGCCACGGCGCAATCCTCGTGCAGCGCGTTCGGCCTGCTCGCGCTCGTGCTTGAGCTCGAAGTACGCGACCCACTCGTTGAAGTGCGCCACGCTCATCGCTTCAATTTCGGCGATGCTTTTGTGCAGGTGTTCGGCGAGTTGCAGCATGATCAGGCGCTCGGGGTTTTCTTCGAGGGCTTTTTTTGCGCGCTCACCTCGGGCGCGATCATGATGTCGGCGGCAACCCGCGCGACCACATTGACGTCCGCATGACGCATCAGCTTGAGCTTGTCCTCGAGCGTGAACAGCGGATTGCCTTGCGCGTCCATGGCCTTTTCGATCAGCACGTAGGCCATCAGCGCCAGGTCATCGTCCTGTGCCTTTTTGTAGACCTTTTGTTTTTCCGACAGCGTGAACGGCCAAACATAGATCTCGAGTTCCCACTCAGGCACCTCGATGCACCGGATCTCCAGTGCATCGAAGTGTTGAGTTACGCGATCAATCGCGGACATTAGGCCACCGTGCTGGTGGTCAATGCGCCGTCGCCTTCAAACGTGAAGGAGACCTCGACCACGCCATCGTGGGTCGAGCTGCGGTCGATGTTGGTGACAATTGCGGTGCCGCTGTAAATGGTGTCGCCGCTGGTATTGCCTTCCGGTGCAAAAGTCAGCGAGACCGATGCGCCTGCGGTGAGTGCGACCTGTGCGGTGTCCGCTTCATCCCAATGCGCGTCGGCACTGCCCGACCATGATTTCAAACCTGCGAGACGCGTCACCGACTCATCACCCATGGTGGTGGTGTCGATGGTGGCACTGCTGTGTTGGACGGAAAAGGATTTCAATTCACCAATTGAATCCGAACCCACCTTCACCGTGCCTTCACTGCCCTTGTGAACGGCCATAATTCCTACTCCTATGTGTTGAGCACCAAGCGCGAAACGCCGGTGCCATCGGGGTCAACATTGACAATCGTGTACGTGGTGCCATTGAGCACGACGGAGTCGCCATGCGGATCAGCATCGAGGTCCATGGTGCGAACGGTCAGCACCGGCCACCGATGAAAGTCACCCATCACCTCGACATCGTCATAATCGACAATGGCGCGGATCGTGGTGCCATTCAGGGTCACCTGCACTGCAAAGTCGTCGAGGTCAAACAGACTAAGCAAATCGGCTGCGCTTTCTGCGGCCATGGCTCTTGTCCTCGTCGTTTGTTTCAACCGCAGTCGGCTCAGTGCGCACCTCTTCGGTGGTCTCCACCGCGCGGCCGGCTTGGATTAGCGCATGCGCCAATTCATCCCGAACCATAACGATTTCGCCCACTGATAAAGTTGCACCGTGATCACCGCGGGCCCCTCGTGTCATCTTGATTCGCATGCTGTTCTCCGTGTGCTCAACCGGCCCGGATCACTCCGGGCCGGGTTGGCCTTACGCGGTGAGCGCATCCTGCATGGCAGAGAAGCTCGCGGCGTGACGCACGGCGATGTCGACGTCCTGCATCGCACGCACGCGCACGGTGCCGGCAGCGCCGCCGGTGTACGGATCAACCATCACGTCGATGCCTGCACCCCACTGGCCGACGATCAGGTCGTTCCAGTTGCCGAAGATGATCGCGGAGCAAACGCCCGTGCTGGTGCCCTTGTCCAAAGTGCTCGGCACTTGGTTGGAGACCATGGCGTTGTAGCCGTTCACGCCGTTGCCATCCCATACAAACTGACCTGTGCTTGAAGCCTTTTCAGTCTGCTTGAGCTTGCCGCGCACCTTGGCGTTGGTGAGATAACCCAGCGCGCCAATGTCCGCGTTGGCGGTCGCCACGTCGGTTTCCAGTTCGACCATGTGTGCAAAGGTCGGCGCCAAGCCATTGGTGCCGCCAGCAACGTCGCCGATGCCGGAAGTGTTGAGAATGCCGGTCGGCTGGTTAGAGGAACCAGAGCCATTGATCGCGGCGAGGTCCAATGCCAGGGCGATGGTGGTGGCGAGGTCGTCACGCACCAGCGCTTCAACGTCGACCGAGCTCTGCAACAACAGACGGCGAGAGATGTCGGTCAGCGCACCGATGGTTTTCGGGCTCATGGTGACTTGGTCGAAGGTCTGGCCAGACTCGGTAATTGACCCATTTTCCGCGACCCAATAGGCCGTTGCGCCGCCGCTCTGACGCGGGATTGCAACATTCCCATTCAGGCCGGTCATCAAGCGTGCGCCCATCTGCATCACCATCATGCGGTTGCGCAGCAAGTCGATAAAGCTTCCGCCCATCATGTCGGTGCCTACGGTGTAACCGCCGGCAGAGTTGGTGCCGACCGTCAGGTCACGCGCCATGACATCCATCGGCAGATAGATGCCCTGCGCCTTCTTACCAACCTTGTCGGCAACTGCGCGGGAGGCTTCCAGCTCGAGGCCGGCATCGGACCAATCGCGGGTGACCATGGCGTTGATCGCGCGCACCAGTGAGTAGCTCCGCACTTCCTTGTCGCTCATGCCGATTTCGGCGGAGCTTTCCGGGCCTGCAACCTTGCGGGTTTCGATCTTCTTTAACAGCTCGGCGCGGAAAGCGTCGAGGCTCTTGCCGTTGGAGATGAAATCACGCGCCATGTCTTTTTGGCCGTGCAGATCACCGAGGGTTTCAATTTCGCGAATGCGAGCAAGCTCGCCCTTGCGGACATCATCGGCGCTCGGCGCCGCAGGGGTAACGTCTGACATTGCTGTCTCCTTGATTTCGATTGAAGTTGGCTCGACTTCCCGCTCGATCACGGTGTCGAAGGTTTCTTCCGCAGCGCGGCCAATGCCGGCGCCTTCGGCATCTGCCGGAATGCTGACGATGGAGATTTCCAGCGGCTCCCAATCCATGACGCGCATGGTCGGTTGCTTGCCGTTTCCTTCTTCAATCATTCGGTGGATGCGATAGCCGACGGATACGTTGCCGCGGATACCATCGACCACGTCATTGAAAATCTCTTGAGCACGCGCGCTTTTCCCAAAACGCACCACAGCTCGGGCCTTCCGATCTGCGTCTACTGAGACCGATTCAACAACCCCGACGTGGTCGGTGGGGTCGTGATCGACCAAGACCGGTCCGCGCTGATTCAACCGGCCAAGGCGAATCGAGCTCGGGCTGTGGTCGAGGATTTCGGTGCCGAAATAACGCTCGACCGGTGCTTCGCTGCTAAAGGCGAGCTCGACGGTGCGGGCATCGGCGTCGATCGCGTCGCGCTTAACATCGAGCGCGCGATACTGGATTTGGGTTTCAATCGTTTGTTTGCGGGTTTCCACTGTTGTCTCCCGGATTGAGGCCGAGCTCGCGCATGCGCGCTTCTTCGGCGGCGAGTTGTTCGAGGATGTCGTCGAGGTCGCGACCTTGTGCGGCGGCAATCTCGGCGCGGGTCAGCACGCCCAAGCGCACCGCTTCGGCATTGGCTTGCGCATCCTTGAGCGGATCGACCCATGCCCAGCCGCGCGGCTGCCAACGCACGTTGCGGAATTTCTCGATGTTGGCGGCCGGCAGGTTGAGGCGGCCGGTGGCCAAAGCCGACACCAGCCACGCCTGGTACACGCGCTCGCACAGCTGTTCGGCAAACCACGCTTGTAAGACCTTCCACTGCTCGCGCTCTTCGAGCACGCCGCTGCGGATGCTGGAAAAATTGACGTTCTCGAGGTCGTTGGAAAGACCGTGATAGCTCACGCCCAGACCGGACGCGGCGCCGCGCAAGGTTGCGCGCACAAAGTCGGCGAAGGCGCTGACCGGGTGTTGCGGGTCAAACGCCTTGAAGTCATAGCCCTGCGGCAGCACACCGAACACGCCCGGCTCGGCTTCATCGAAAAAGCCCTCGTCGGCATTGCCGCTGGTGGCAATCAGGGCCGGGTCGCCTTCCGGCGAAGTGTAGAAACCCATCTTGCTGGCCGCCGTGCGCGCTGCCACCAGCTCGGCTTCTTCGTACCCTCCGAGCTGATTGAGGCGACGGATCGCGGTGTGCATCCAGGGCACTCCGCGCAGTTGCCCCGGACGCTCGACCCGGAACATGTGAATCATTTGATCGGCCGGCACACGGTCGTATTCGGCGCCCGCAAGGTGCACGCTGCCGTCACCCGGATGCGTGCGGCGCACGAAGTAGGCCACGGGCCGGCCAAAGCGGTTGATCTCGATGCCGAGGCGGATCTCGTTGTTGCCGTTGGTCGGCGCACGATTCAGACTGACATCGACGTGATCGGCCTCGAACACATGCAAAGCCAAGCCAAACGGATTCTCGCGGGTGCGGACCAGCTGCACGAAACATTCGCCATCGCGCGCGACGGTCTGCACCGCAAGACGCTGAACGTCTTGCCAGGACATGTGCCCGGCCATGGTGCAGTTGGCGGGACGCGCCCAGGTCGCAAAGGTTTGCTCGATCAGTTCCGCATCCAAACGATCGATGGTGCCATCGGGCCGGCGCGGTTGTGCTTGCAGGGTGATGCCCTTGGGCCCGACCACATTCGCCGCGACCATGCCCAAAAAGCGCTTGGCGTAGTCGTTGTCGTTGCACAGTTGGCGTGAGCGCGCGCGCATTTTGACCAGACCGCCGCGGATCTCTTCATTGATCGTTTGCGTGGTGCCGGTCAGCGATTGCATTAAGCGATCTTCGGCCGAGGCGGCAAACTTGCGCACGCTTGGCGCTGCGTGCGCGCGATACACCGGCGCCCGATCGGCAGGCTTGATCACCGGCTTGCGCAAGCGTTCAAAAATCTTCATTAGAAACGCACCCGGATGGTGTTGCCGGCATCGAGACCGTTGGCGATGCGTTCAGCGATCTTTTCGCGGTTCACTTCGGTCTTGTATTGATTGCGCAGCAACAACAGGTCAGTGATCGGCGTGCGCGCCAGTGAGCGGCCGCCGATGGAATAGCTCGATTGATCCTTGCTTGCGCGGCCTTCGATCACCGCTTCGACCGCATCCAACACGATTTGCGCATGGCTGCGCGGGTCGCTGGTGGCAGTGGCGCGGTTGGCAAGCACTTGAAACGTGCCACTGTCGACGGTGATGCGTTCGCCGTCGCTGCTGCGGGTGATGTAGGCCTGCCAGCTATAAACCCCCGGCGTCCAGCTTGCGGAAGTAGAAGCACCGACCTCGACGATGTAATCACTCCCACTCTCGCCTGCTGAGATAGAGATGCTGGTTGACCCTGCGCCATTGAGGCGGGCCTTGTAGCTGAGAGAGTAGCTTGCCGGTGGGTAGTTACCGCCAAGGTCGGTTCGTTTCCAAGCGATTCGATCGCCCGCAATCAGGGTGGCCGGTTCGGTTTCCGAATAGTTGGCGGAATCAAACGCATTGCTCATCGCGCCATAAAACGAGGGTGCTTGTGAAATTAGTAGGGCAAAGATTTCACAATTTAATCGTCGAGGAGCTGGTAGACGCGGCGCTTGCTGACGCGATATTTGCGCGCCAATTCGTCATGGTTTCGCCCATTAAACTCGGCGCGCAGTTGCGCGTTGCGCTGCGACCATGCCGAGCGCGGCTTGCGTGAAACGTAGACCCGCTCGCCGCCGACCTCTTCGGCGAAGCGTTCCACGATGTTGTCGGTCAGGTCGGCAAGGCCATGGGCCTTGAGTTGATCGCGCAGGATCTCGGCAAGGATCTCGAGCGCCGCCATCGTGCCGTGATCAATACGCGTTCACGAAACCGCCGCGGCGTGGCCGGCGAACGGTTTGGGCGTTTTGGATCACAGCGGGTGGCACCTCCTTTTTTTCCGGTATGGGTTGCGCGTGCGGCTTAGGCGTTGCGCCAAACAGGTCAGCGACGCGCGGCTGGGCGTGCTCTTCGAGCGCATCCCAATCGCGGTCGCGCCAGCGTGGCATGCCGAGCTGATACGCGGCGGCCAGCGCGTACACGGTGCAGTCGAGCACCTCGTTGCGTCGATGCGAAGGCTTCACCCACTCGATGCGCGGGTGGCCCTTGTGGTAACGCGTCGCCATCTTTTCCGCGGTGATCTGCGCATAAAACTCTTCGGGCAGATCGTTGGAAAAGTGCATGCGACCCGGCCCTTCTTCGATCCCGAAACGGCCGTAGATCACCTGCTTGGCGGTGTCGGTGCCGACCGGCCACAGCTGCACGCCGCCGCGGATGGTCTTGCCGCGTGCGGTCACGTCTTGCGCGCTCGGCTTGCTGATCACCGGCCGATTGGCCACGCTCATGCCCTTCACTGCGATCACGCCTTTGTGGCGATTGCGGCGCGCGAAGTCGTAGACCTGCTGCGTGTGATGGCCGCCGGTATCAATCGCCACCGCGCGCGGCACCATGGCCGTGCCGACCTCATGGGTCAGCGGTTGCGCAAGGTAGCGCTCGAGGTCGGTCCACACGGTTGGCTCGGCGGGTGATCCGAAGAACACTTGGTAGTCGACCACCCACGCTTCTTCGGCGCGGCCCCATGCCCACAGCACCACCTCAAGGCGATTGTCTTGCACGTCGATGCCGCCGGTGATGATCAGGCCGCCCTTCGGGATCGTGCGCAGCGGATAGGCTTCGGCACGTTTGGCCAAGTCGTTTTGATCGACGCGGTTGGCCTCTTCATCCCAGCACTCACCGAGCGCGGTGTTGATGAAGGTCTTGAGCAAATGCGGATCGCGCTGCGCATCGAGAAACTTGTAGACCAGCGATGCCCAACTTTCCCAGGGCGAATACAACGAATTGATGTGATAGCTGCGGCGGCGATCGCCGAGGTTGTTTTCCGGCTTGCGCGCGACCCACTGGCCCTGCGCCAGCATCGGCTTTTTGTGGTGCTCTTCGATCTTGCCGCCACAATGCGGGCAGGCATAGAACGCCGTTTCAGGGTCGTGTTGATCGTGTTCGTCCTTGTCCCACTTCATGTGCTGCCATTCGAGCGACTGCGGTGTGGCGCAATGCGGACACGGCACCTCGAAAAAGCGCTGGTCGCCTTTCAAAAATTCGCGCTCCACCCGCGACACGTCCTTGACCGTCGGCGTCGACCCAATCAGCACCTTGCGCCGCGCGAAGGTTTTGGTGCGATTGACCGCAAGCTCAATCGGGTCGCCTTCGTCGTCCACGTCGTAGGGGTACGCATCGACCTCATCGAGCAACAGGTAGCGCACCGGCGCCGAGCGCAAGTCGGCCGCGCTGTTCGCGCCCGCCAGGAACAACACGCCGCCATCGAAGTTTTTGGCCATGGTGGTGTTGCCGCTGTCGCGTGCGCGCGGATCGGCCACCTTGCCGCGCAACACCGGCACGTCGTCGATCATGGTCGCCAATCGCTGTTTGCTGAACCGCTTGGCCAAGTTCTGGGTTGGCTGCACCATCATTGCCGGACCCGGTGCGCGGTGGATGATGTAGCCCAACATGTTGGTGAGAATCTCAGTGAACCCGAGCTGCGCGCCCTTCATCACCGCCACAAACTCGCAACGCGCGGTCGGTGAAAACGCGTCCATGATCTCGCGCAAATACGGCGTCCGCTCGGTGCGCCAGCGGCCCGGCTCGGCGGCATAGGTCTGATTCAGCACGCGATACTTGTCGGCCCACTCCGACATCGGCTCGCGCGGGTCCGGGCGCAGCCCATCTACATAGGCGCCGCGCACCAAAGCGTCGCCGTTGGGGTGATCAATCCGCGCCGGCATCAGCATCGGCGTGCACTTCCGGCATGGCATCGAGGCCGGCTTGCGCCATTTCCTCGAGCACGTTTTCGATTTCGCGTTCCATCAGCTGGTGGATCTTGTGCGCATCGGTCTCGCCGGCAAGCGTCGTCGCCAAGCGATCGGGAATGGTGAGGAGTCCGTTGCGGGCTGAGCGGGCCACGGTGAACAAGGCGCGACGGATCTCCTCGGCGCGCACCAGCTCGCCGCGAAGCTCAGCATTCTTCATTTCGGTTTGGATGCGCTGCTCGCGCGCCAGCGCGGCGCGCTCTTGCACCAGGTCGAGCCCCTCTTCGGACACCAGACCGGCGGCGCGTTTGCCGAGGTGCTTCACGATCGCGTGCGCGGCTTCGGCCAGCGTCATGGAGTCGGCCCAGATCTGTCGCGCTTTCATCGTGCTCAAATTCGATTCGGCCATGCCGACCACAATCGCGAGCCCGCGACCCGATGCCTTTTTCCCTAGATCAATCAGTAGCTTATCCACTATTGCTCACCTGCCACTAGGCAAAAACCGCGCGCCCACCATACCA